AAGCAGGATTACCCACAATGGATATGCGGCGACTGTGGCACAAAATACGGGCGCAAGCCATGCGGCATTGCGTGTTGGCATATGGGCGTTTGCGGCGTATGCGGCAAAACAACTGCGGTAACTGAGCCGCGTGATTACGGACACCTCAAGGACGAATGGGAAAATGAAATTACTTCTAACACTGATTCTACTGATACCGCTTAACGCATTTGCGTTTGAGGATTTGCTGCAACAATTCGTCGATGGTTATAAAACCGGTGATGTTTTGATGCTACCTCTAGCAGATGATGCCAAAACTCGCAGCGGGTATAATGCAAGGGACATTTACGGTGATCTGTTTCAATCATCGATTGAGCGGGCTATCCAGTTCCGTAATGTACGCTGGAATGACGAAAGAATCACGGCTGACTACTATGCAAATGTTGATGGTGAGAAATCCAGCGGCTCGATGATTATGTTTGTCCGTGAAGGCAAAATAACAAAAATCAATCATGACTGGAAAGTACAGGAAGAATCAGAAATATCCGTGGCAGACATTGGTCAGGCTGGCGATAAAGTCAGCACAGCCATAGCGATAGGCACTGGACTAGCACAAGAGGCTAACCCTCTACTTGCAGGCTTCGGCCCTGCTGGATTCCTTATTCTCGGTGCGGGGGTTATATCAGGAAGAAACGCTGCATTGAAGTCTGAGAACGTATCTATGGAACAGTGCATAAGCTCAAGCCGCTTTATCGGGACTATTGGCTGGGGCGCTACCGGAAGCAACCTGCTGGTGATGGCAGGCGCTGGCCCAGTAGGTTTATTGGGAGGGTTGATTGCTGGTGCAGTAGCCAGTCAACAAAACTATAAAGGGGACTGCGTTTCAGGGCCGGTTAGATTCGAGAAAATAGGCGAGGATTTATAACTGATAGGTAATATAATCAAATTATTACTGATATGTAATATCATTATTCTACAGAATATTACTGACCGGTATTATTCTGACGAGGTTCATTTATTACCTCGATCGTCACGTCTTCGTCCGCGCATTCCCAACAGATGCCATCCTCAAGCTCGTCCTTATCGTAGGGAGCGCCGCACACTTTACATATTTCGACCAGCATCATACACCGAGGGCCGAGCAGAAATTGTAGGTCTTTTGCCATATTTCCTGAGAATGAACTTTCCGATTCTCGTAGGCGTAATCGACGTATTTGAAAGCGTCCTCGATCTCAGGATGTTGGCCCATTTGCCTAAACAATTCCTTCTTTACGTCAAGATTTGTCTTGTCCGTAAACTGAGGATCCTGCTGCCAGCGAATCACTAGAATTTGCGTCATCGAAGCCCATTCGTCGCAAGTAGCAGCGGCTACGGGTGCGGCAAAAACAGTGAGCAGTAAAGCGGTAATCAGTTTCATATATCCCCCTTTTAAAGATAGTTTTCTTTCAGGTACCTAATACTAACTGCCATTTCATCAAACGCGCCATCATTTACTTCGTGCAACATCCATAAGCCGCGCCAGTGCTGGTTACCTTGTGCGCCCATATAATCCTCATCATGCTCGTAAAAACTGCCTGAGATAATCGCCGTCATCTCCTTTCCGTCAGCCCTTCGACCGAAGGCTATCTGTCTGCCTTGCTGGTGTCCGGCAAAGCAGCTCATGTGCTTTTTTGTGAGCAGGGCTTGTGCGGTAGTGATTGGACGTCCCATAACGCCGGATGTGAAATAGTGACAATATGCCACGCCGTCTATGGTAATGACTTCAAGGAACGGGATGACTTCCCAATCCTGATATGGCAAATCGTCTATAGAGATAAGACCTTCAAGCTTTCTATCCTCGTTGACAGCTCGATTTATTCTATGTTCATGGTTACCGCACGTTAATACCATGCGCGGTTTATATTGCTTTTTCTTGTTGCGCTCCAGCATTTGATTATGTTTATATAAAGGCTCAAGAAGCGCATCCATTGCCTCTCTAGCAGACCAAATATCGTTTTGGTATGACCTGCCCTCAAAAGACTTTAATCCTCGGTCGTAGGTGCTTAAACTTTCCATGTCGGCAAAGTCGCCGATGCACACTATTACATCAGGCTTTTTAGCTACGATGTAATTACCAGCAGCGCGCAAGAAGTTAAAATCATTGTCGGGCTTTGCTTGAACGTCTGGAATTACTAGATGTTTTACTGGCATCCCTTGATCTGACATTCGGTCTCCCATGCTGTCCAAAGGGCGTTAAAGTCGGCTGTTGTTACCGCGCAGGCTTCGCGGAGTGTTTCGTAATCTCGTTTAATAGCGGCTGCGTCACCGTCTCGCCCGCTTTCGGCAGATTCGCTGGCGGCTTTGACAGCTTCGGACAATCGAGTGCGGTAATCGTTGGCTTCGTAGCGCATCCTGTTATCAAGAGCATAGTTAGCAGCGCGAGAAGTTTTAAGGCGTTTCTCATAGTAATCCCTTACCTGATTGACTGTAGCGTTATGCGTTACGACAAGTTCAGATTGCTTTTGAGCTGAAGCGCGTTCCATCGCTGCGTTTTTGAGTTGTTGCTCAACCAGCTTCTTTTCAACCGCTACCTTATATTCGTTTAATTCAAGTCTTGCAGAATCGCGCTGATGCTTAATCACTCCAATATAAGCTATTAAACCCATGATTGCAATAACTATTGCTAAGTGCTTCCACCACATCATAATGAAAGGCATAATTGATGCTCCGCTTTTCTACGATTTTCTAAACCTTTTACTTTTTGACCTTTGACGTAAACCCATCGCAATAATTCATCGCATGCGCCCTTTGGGTCACCAGCATTAAACTTTTTAACTAGCGTAGAATTGCAAAAGGCTTTATTGCCTACGTTGTAAGTAAATTTGACAAAGGCATCAAATTCTCCCTGCGTCATCGGTTGAGTGATACAGGTGTTTACAGCTTGCTCGGCAGTCTTGACGTTCTTTAGCAAAGTATCAAGTGCCTGCTCTACGGTGACTGATTTTCCTGGCACTACATTGTTGGTATTTCCAAAGCCATCAGTCAAAACTCCGCCGATGTCGTAGTATGGCTGCGACCTGAAAGATTCCCACGATGCCAAAGCCACTAATCCAGCAGCAGACAATGCAACTGCATTACGCTTCCAGCTCACGGCCTACCTCGTCATAAATTTCGTCAAAGTTAATCGATGAAAGCGGGTCTTCTTCTTGCATACACTTCCAGCAAGTGCCATCAACGATTTCGATAGGGTCGTAGGCATCGCCGCATACTCTGCAAATTTCAGGTTTCATCATACTTTCAGTCTCGGCTTAAATAATGTTTTCTTGTAAATGCCAATTACATTTTCGTTAATAAACCATATTTGCACAATTTCGTTATCAGCACCCCAGCATCCAGGATGGTCTTGATTGCCTTGCTCTGTTGCATAGCCGTAGTAATCAAACCCTTCAGGGCTAGCGATAGGACAAGGCTCCAATGTCAGCACAACTTCGCCAACATCTGTTGCCATTGACATTTCCTTGATTTCTTCACCTGCTGTCGCTGGAAAGGCTACGATTGCAGCCAATAAAACTACGGTTTTAAGTGACTGCATCATGCTCTCCTTAATCGTATTTCGGAATATCGGAAACAAACATCTCAAGACCATCGCCAGTAAACTCAATCACTTGACCGTTATTCATGGTAAATATAATTACTTCATCATCCGTATCTATTTCAATTGCATGAATCGCTAAATGTAAAAGAGATTCGCAAATTTCTTTTGGAGTTCTATCGGTCATGGAGTAAGCCTTTCAATGACGTGGGTGTGAGTTGTTAAGCTCTGGATGCCGTCTCTAACCGACCACAGATTCACAGTCAGATTGCCATAATTAGCACCTAGTGTCGCATTGGTAAATGTATGGCTTGTTCCGCTAATGCCTGTTTGCTGGCTGATTATAGTATTGCTTGAGTTTCTTACTTCGACTGTATAAGTAGTTCCGGCTTCCGGCCCAATACCAGCAGCGTATGTGTCTACTACGGAAACGGTTTGCTGAAGTCTATCTCGATGCACCCATGAGACGACTAAATCAACGCCGTCAGCAATCGTAGCAGGATAGTAATTAGTATTGATTCTGAATCGACCTGGTGGATATGGCTTCTTTTGCCTTGCAACAATAGATACGGATTGTTGCGGTGCAAGTGATACATCAAGTTCGCCAAGTGAAGTGATTGGCGTAAGTTTAATCAGCGCAGTTTCGCCGCTTGCATATTCTAGGTTATTAGATTCCCAGAACTCATCCACAAAATAAATGCGCGTGCCGTTTGAATGTGTGAGAGGAACGGTATCCAGACATCCACGACCAACCGTTAAAGTTGTAGATGTAATGCCATCAATTCTAATCACTTCGCTTCCGATTAGCGCATAAGTTCCGATTGTGACGTCTTCTAAGTCTACGCCACTACCAATCGACCATGTTGTTGATGTCTTGCTAGTTACTGCTGAAGTCAATACTGCTGTCGGGCAGAATGTAGTCGTTCCAGCCTCTTCATATCCACCGCCCAAGTTTTGCCAGATAGATGCATTAAAAGCAGATTCTGACGGCCTTACACCAGTGGCAAATATATAGCCAGCAGTAGCAGGCAAATCCTCTGCATTCTGGTCTCCAATTCTCTGAGCTAGCTCATAATACGGAGCCTCTCTAACGGCATGGAATGGACAGACAGCAGGTTCTTCTAGTGGGCTTGTCCAATCGCTTGATGGTGGAGCGGCATAGATAGCATCGCCCAAAGCGAACACGTCTTCAGCGCAATCAATTTTAACAATATTGTTATCAAGCGATCCAAACTCAATATTGGCTACTCGCATAACCAATTGAGTAATGCCGTATCTATCCCACGTCAGTCTAAATACATCACCTACGTTTAGGCTAGATGCTTGACGGTTTGCATAAATAGTACAAGTCGCGAGTGGAATGCTTAGACCTCTAAGCTCTCTTGCAGCAACTTTAGATGCGATGGTGGAATCTGTGATGCCGGGATATTGGAGTGTCGTGCCAATGGTTGCAGATTGCTGTTGAGTTAATGCCACGTCTTGAACGGTGACTGAATTGTCTTTTCCGGTGGTTATATCCCAAAATATAACCGTGACCTGATTGACCAGTTCTGCGGTTGTTTTGCGTTTAAAGTTTTCAATGCGGCTAATGTTTGATGTATCTAGCGTAAGCAAATCGCCGACGAAATAATCATCGCGGGCTAGAGTTAAT